ATCCGCGCCGGTCAAAGCCTACGCCGAAACAGAAACCGCCTCCACCGACCTGCGCGCGGCGATGATGGACAATACCGGCAAAGTCTCCGCCCAATATAAAGACATCGACAATCTGGCCACACGCTTGGGCGACCGCCTGCCGGGTACGACCGCCGACTTTAAAAACCTGATGACCATGCTGATCCGTCAAGGCATGAGCGCGAAGACCGTATTAGGCGGCACAGGCGAGGCCGCCGCCCTCTTGGCCGTCCAACTCAAGAAAAGCCCAGAAGCCGCCGCCGAGATGGCTGCCAAGCTGCAAGACGCAACGCGCGGCACAGAAAAAGAGATGCTGGCCATCATGGACCAAGTCCAACGCCTCTACTACGCAGGCACGGACGACAGCAACATTTTAGGCGCGTTTTCCAAACTCTCCCCTGCTCTCGATACCCTAAAAATCAAGGGCGAATCCGCCATGAAGATGATGTCTCCGCTTGTCGGTATGCTTGACCAAGCAGGACTGTCAGGCGAATCGGCAGGCAACGCCATGCGTAAAGTGTTCACTCGCATTATGGATACCAAAAAAATCGCCAAAGTCACAAAAGGGACAGGACTGTCTCTCGACTTTACCAACGGCGCAGGCGAATTTGGCGGCCTCGACAAAATGTACGAGCAGCTCGCCAAATTAAAAGCCGTCAACACCGAGCAACGCCTCAAGATTCTGCAGGGCATCTTCGGCGATGACGCCGAGACGCTCCAAGCCTTAAACACCATGATCGAAAAGGGCAAGGCTGGATATGAAGAATTTGCCAAAAAGATGGAGGCGCAAGCCAGCCTCAATCAGCGCGTTAACGACCAATTAGGCACGCTGACCAACTTATGGGACGCGGCAAGCGGTACGTTTACCAACTTTTTAGCAAAAATGGGCGAATCCATCGCCCCCGAGCTGAAAGAGCTGACTAAGTGGATTGGCGACATCAATGAGAAATTGAGCAACTGGGCGGCTAAAAATCCAGAGACAGCCAACACGATTATGAAAATCGCCGCCGCCATCGGCATTTTCCTGACCGCTATCACAGGCATCGGCGCGGCCATTTCCGCCGTCCTCGTCCCCATCGCCCTGGCTAAATTCTCATTCTTCAGCCTCTTCGGCGTCTTTTCAGGCGGCGGTGGCGCGATTTCCACCATCATCGGCTGGCTTGGCCGTCTGGGCATGGCGCTGCTAGGCTTCGGCGCAAAAGCGGCGGTTTTCCTCGTAACCAACCCTTTCGGCTGGGCCATCCTCGCCGTCACTGCCATCGTTTTGCTTTGGCGCAACTGGGAGACCGTCAAATCAGCCCTGATTGCAGGCTGGGAGTGGATAAAAAAAGTATTTCAACAAAATCCCCTGCTCGCCGCCTTTACCGGCCCGATCGGCTGGCTCATTGCCCTGCTGGCAAACTGGAATAAAGTCAAAGCCGCGCTGATTAGCGGCTGGGAATGGATTAAAAAAACATTTTCAGGAAGCAACCCCATCGCCATCGCCATGACGGCCGCAATGGGTCCCATCGGCGCAGTCATCAACAGTTTCAGAATCCTGCGCTCCGCGGCCGTCGGCGCGTGGGAATGGCTCAAAAAGGCCACATCCGCAAAAGCCCCGGCAACGCCGCCCAGCATTGGCATTCCCAATCGCGGCTTTTCCGTCGGCGGCTACACAGGCGCAGGCCGAGTCAACGAAGCGGCCGGCATCGTCCACAAAGGCGAAGTCGTATTTAGTCAGCGCGACGTCGCCAAATTCGGCGGCTGGCAGGCAGTCGAAGCCCTCCGCCGGGGCGGCGCAGGCGTACTCGCCAATATCGGCAACCGCTTAGGGCTGGGATTTTCAGACGGCCGCAAAGCCGCCCTGCCCAGCCCAACCCGATTTAATGCCGCGCCCCACGCCGTCAGCATGGCAGGCGACAACATCACAATCAACGTCCACGCCGCGCCGGGCATGAGCGAGCAGAGCCTCGTCAACGCCATCATGGCAAGGCTCAACGAGCGCAGCCAAGCCAAGCAGCGACGCCGCAATTCCTCATTTTTTGACAAGGACTAACTCAAATGGTTTTATTAGGCAGCCTGGGCATGTTCGTGTTTTTAATGCGCACCATCCCTTTCAACCAATACAGCCGCAGTCAGGCGTGGAAACACCCCAACCAAGCAACCGTCGGCACCATGCCGCCTGCCCAATTTACAGGCAAAGACCCCGAAGAAATGACAATCGAAGGCGAGCTGCGCCCCGAAGTCACAGGCGGCACAGGCAGCATTGAAGCCCTGCGCATGATGGCGGCCACCGGCAAGCCATACACCCTCATCATGGGCCACGGCAAAATCATGGGCAGCTACGTCATCACAAACATCCAAGAGCGCGGCAACCAGCTGAATCCCGACGGCTCCGCGCGTGCCATCTCGTTTTCCATGAGCCTGAAGAAAGTTTCCGACAGCGCGCTCGGCCTCGAAGGCGCAGCCCTCAACGTCGCCGTCTCCGTCGTCCGAAACCTGACAGGAATTTAAGCCATGCAATTAAATTTTGATTCCATCAGCGCGGCCGCCCAAAAGGCCGCCGCCAAAATCTTTGACGAAGTCAGCGGCAAAAACGCCCGACATCTCACACCATCGGCCGAGCTGACCATAGACGGCCGCCGCTTTGGCACGCAGGCTATGAGCCGCATCATCAGCATCAGCCTGACCGACAAGCGTGGCTTTGAAGCCGACGAGCTGACAATCGAGCTTGACGACCACGACGGCACAATCGCCATCCCCAAAACAGGCAGCAAAATCACGCTAAAACTAGGCTATAAAGAAACTGGCCTCGTCGAAAAAGGCGAATATCTCGTTTCCGAATTTACCGCATCAGGCAGCCCAGACCGCCTAAGTATTACCGCGCGCGCCGCCGACCTTGCCGAAGCCCTCGCCGAGCAAGTCGAGAAAAGCTGGCACAAGCAGACGCTCTACCAAATCATCGAGACCATCGCCAAAAAACACAAATACGAATACATCATCAGCAAAGACTACCAAAACCAAAAAATCGAACACATCGACCAGACCAACGAATCGGACGCGTCATTTATGAGCCGCCTCGCCGAGCAGTACGACGCCATCGCCACCATAAAAAACGGCAAGCTCTTATTTATCCCGGCCGGCGAAAGCCAAACCGCCAGCGGCCAGCCCATCCTGCCCACCACTATCACGCGCGCAAGCGGCGACAGCCACAGCTTTACCTACTCCAGCAGCAACAGCTACCAAGCCGTCAGAGCGTACTACACCGACAAAAAAACAGGCCAAAAAAAGGAAGTCATCGTCAACAAAGACAACGCATACCCCAATAAAAAAACAGTCAGCGAGACGAAAATCATCAAAGGGAAAGCCGTAAAAGGAAAAACCCAAAAAGGCAAAGCCACCAAGGGCAAGACGGTAAAAGGCAAAAAAGGCAGGCAGTACACTACAAAAAAAGTCACGACAACAAAAACCGTGATCGACAACCGCAAAGTCAACACCGACGGCCAAAAAATCAAAACCCTGCGCCATCTGTATGCCACAGAAAGCGGCGCATGGTCAGGCGCGCGCGGCGCATTTAAAAAAATCCAGCGCGGCGTTGCCGAATTTAGCATTACCCTAGCCGTCGGCCGCCCCGACCTCTACCCAGAAACGCCGGCAGTCGTTAAAGGCTTTAAGCCCGAAATCGACGCGGAGGCTTGGCTGATTACCGAGGTTTCGCATAAAATCGACAGCGGCGGCTATACCGCAAGCATACAATTTGAAGCGCGCATCGTCCCCGACATCACGCTCTACGAAGACGCGCCGACAAACAACTTTCAGCCGACAGGCGAGCCTACGGAGATTTTAAAAAATGGAAAACAAAGCTCATGATCCATATTCATGGATTGCCCGACAAATCCAATACTGGCAACAAAAAGACGCGAAGCCAGCGACGCCGCCGACATCGAGGCATACAACCACGCCGAGCGCGAACTCGCCAATTATCAAGCCATGCTCAAAATAAAATATTAAGACCAACAAAAAGGCCGTCTGAAATTCAGACGGCCTCTGTTTTTAATTCGATTCCTGCTCAAGATATTGCAGCAGCCGCAGCCATTTAGTGTGCGGCATATTCGCATAGCTGCTCAATGCCGGGCTGGCTTCCCATCGCTGCGCCGTTGTCAAAGACGTTTCCGTAATATCCGCGACAGCCTGCTGCGTCAGCCCATGTTTTAGACGCAGGGCTTTGAGATTGTTGGGCGTATAGCCTAATTCAAAACGATCAATCATATAAGCTCCCGTGTCGGCGTGATAAGCTCGTCAATCACTCGATGCAATGCCTCAAATTTAGGCTGTTGCAACGCGCGCAAATCGGCAAATAAGTCGATAAGCTCGTCATCATGCCCCTTGCTGATTGCCTGTTTGATTTGAGAGAGTAGGCTCAAATAATCCTGCTCCCACTTATTTGCCCAATCATGCGCCATTTCGCGGCGCGCCTCTCGTTTTTGGCTCTTTTTGAGCCGCTCTGTAATGCTTGTCCTGCCTTTTGCCATATCGCCTCCGATAAAACAAAAGCCGCTTGATAAATCAGGCGGCTTTTGTTTTGATGCTTTGGTTTTAACACACAACCGCTTGTAGCGGCTGAAATAACAGGGCAGAATTTACGCCTTTTTGCCCGCCCCGTCAATCTCTAAATACTCAATATCTAAAATCAACCCCGCCTACATCATCCCAGTCAAAGAATGAAACGTCCTCCATTTCGGCTGGAACATACCAACTCACAGAGCATCGCATACCGTTTGATGCGATACCACATGCAATATACTCTACCTCATCTTCTCCGATTTCTTGGTATGGGTATGCTTCTTGTTCAAGTTTGATGTCGATTGTAAGCTCTTTATTTCGCTCGTATTGGTCGAAGCACAAAACATCAGTTACAAAGCCGTGTTTTGTATCTTGCTCGTTGTATTGCTTAAATTGCTCGGCAATATCTCGGCAAGCGCCAATAACCTCATCCCATGTAAAATTAAAATGCCCTAACTCGCCGCTAATTTCGTCAATCTCACCAAACTCAGAATCAAGGCAATACCAACCTAAGTAATACGGGTCGCTGTTACTTACGGCGTAAATTAAGAAACATTCCTCCTCGTCTATTTGGGGCGCGGCGAAAACGGTGTATCCATCGTTAGCATCGAATAATTTACGCTCGCGGTTATAGTCAACGGCTAAATCGTTAGTAATGTAGTATTTGTCCATTTTTTGCTCCTATCCGCCCGATGGCGGTCAGTGGTTAATCATGTTTCGGCGGTCTGTGTTGTCTGCCGATGTGTGTATATTACCGCATGAAATGCGGTAATGCAAGCACTTTTTCAAAAAAAAATCACACGGACGGCATTTTTTTATTCGTCCAGCGACAGACTGAACATAACAGGCAAGCTGGGCGTGATGGCGACACCGTAAGTGATGCCGTCTTCATGCCACTACCCCAAACAACCTTTCCAATTTTGCCAAATGATCCGTTTCCTCTGCAGTTACCTTTCTGTCAGCCTTGGCAACATCGCCGGCATATTCTAAAACTGCCTCCTTCCATTCTGGAAAACGCTGATTAATAGCACGGACGGCAAAAGAAAAATCCATAGAATCCGGCACGGGCCAAGACTTCATGACGCCAAGCGAATAAGCAAGGAAATCATTGCCCATTTCCGATTTGTCCGTCAGCCATTGTGCAATATACCGCTGTTCAGCCGGCGCATATCTCCCATCGCAGTAGGCGATATAGACCAACACATCCACAATCGGCTTCATCTCCCGAATAAAAAAATCCATCTGCCGCTCCGGTGCGCGGTCGTAACGCGCCTTGAGATGTTGGAGGAAATGTTCGGGCTTGACTACTTCGCCCGTCTCCAAGTCCACCAGTCCGATGATGCCGCTATATTTGAATGTCCTGACCATTTTCCGTGCATGGCAAAACGCGCGGATATAGCCGTCGCTGTCGAGCGCGAAGGCGCGCACGTCGATGATGCGGCGGCTGGATATGCCGTCTGTGTTGATATAGTCCATCTCGAAGCTACCGCCCACGGGCAGAATGGCGAAGTCTGATTTTTTAGTCATTTAAAAACGCCTTCCGTCGGATAAAGTAACCCAGCCGCCCCAGACATCTTTCATTTTTCCGATGGCGGAGCGGGCGGGGAATATATCGCCAATCGTGGCAATGGCAACGCTGCCCGAGACGGCAAGTGCTTCTTCCAGCAGGTTGGGTGATTGGGCTTTGGCTTGATGCAGCAGTGCTTCAAATTCTGCCAGTGTGGTTGCTGTGGGCAGTCTGTTAAGGATGTCCTTTAATGCAGGGTAGTGTTTTTTTATATGCTGTTCGCGGTCGGCAAGCAGCTTTTCAGCCTGTTTGACCGATTCAGGTTTTTCCGGTGCGGGATTTTGGGCGGTTTCGGATTTTTTGACGGCGGCGACAAATGCGGCGACGGTATCTTCCGCACTCCTGGCTTCGATTTGGGCGGATAGCGTGTCTATATTCAGGCAGCGCAGCATCCAGTCTTCGACTTCGCGCCGTTCGCGCCAGTCCAGTTTGCCCGTTTTTGACCATCCGATGTAGAGGATGGCAGATAAAAGCGCACGATGTCGGTCGGCAAATTCGGCGGCTTGGTTTTTAAAGTTGTTTGTCATGATTATCCCTTTTTCAAATATCCAAAAAATCCAAAGGCAACACCTTCCAAAATTTGCCGTGAATAAACAAATCGTCAAATTCTTCTGGCTCGATCACAAAGTCGGATTTACTGTAAATCGGGTTATCGCTCGTCACATGGATGACGCCAGCTTTGCCGCGCGCCAAGCGTTTGATGTAGGTATAGCCCTGAAAAGTAAATAAGTACACGCCGCTCGATTCAAAATCGACGACATCGGTTTTGATTAGCGTGATCGACTTCGGCGGTATCGTCGGCTCCATGCTGTCTCCGTCGGGCGACATCAGCTTCACGCCGTGCAGATTATCCGTGCCGAGCAGCTCTTTGAGAGCAGACTTCGGAATCTCCAGCGAGTGCAGCAATTCGGGATAGTCGACGTTGAGATGACCGCTGCCACACGAGGCGGCGACATCGTACAAATCCAAGCGCGCCGTTTCGAGGCCGTCTGAAAAATCAACTTCTCTATACATTTCTAAATCTTTTCTATACTTATCGCCTAGACCATCTGCAAGCCAACGAGTAGAAAATCTTGTCTTTTTCTCAAAGGCTAACAGCGGTTTCTTACCTAAACCTGTCTGCCCATTGAACCATTGACCGACAAGGCCTTTCGACACTCCGGCGAAGTCTGCCAAGTCCTGTTGAGTGATTAGGCCGTATTCAGCCATCAACTCTTGGAGTCTATCTTTCAAATCCATCACTAAAAATCCCAGCCAAAAAAATACTTAGTAAAAACAATGTTTATTTAGAATTCTAAACTATTAATTGTTTAGTATGCTTGACTAGACAAGTTTAGGATTGTATAGTTCACTAAACTTTAAAAAAAGGACAAAAAATGAAAACAGACCAACAAGTCAAGTTCATTAAAGAATTGGGAGGCGTTTCAGCAGTTGCAAAAATTTGCGGAATCACACGAGGGGCGGTTTCTCAATGGCAAAAAAACGGAATCCCGAAAGCCCAAATGAACTTCTTAAAAGAGAAATTCCCCTTGCAATACAAACAAATTTCAGACGGCGTAACCAGCTAAATAAGGAGCAGGAAAAATGAAACATGTTGCAAATGTTATGAGAATGAATGATTGGAAGACAAATCAGGAAAGCACGGTAGGGCGAATCTTTGTCAAAGGGCGCGGGAAAGCTAAAAAGCACCTGATTGTATGGCTGAACGGTAACGAAGAAGTGTTTGGCGGCAACTATTACGACGCCTGCGCTTCCGCACTGGGTGCCCATACGTGGAATTTCATCCGCCCCGTCTAATATTTAACCTGAACGGGTAATGGAGTGATGACAAAGCGGAAAGACGCTTGACCAGCCGGACAGACGGCCTACCAAACTAAACGGAGCAAAAAAAATGTGCAAAACGACTATCGGATATGTTCACACGGTTACAACTGCCGCCGTCGAGGTCAAATTCTACGGCGAAGAGCTTAACCTGATGGAATCGGCAGCCGGCGCAGCGAATAAATCGTTAAGCGAATTTGCCGCCGAAGCTGCGCTGGAGTACGCCGAAATCTACCTGCGCGCCTACGCGGACGCCAAGACAGATGTCGAGCTGAAGCACGGTTTAATTTAAAAAAATAAGAGGTGGGGATATGTCAAACAATCAATTAATCATCGTAAACGACAAGCATCAAGAAACCGCGCACCACCGTGCTGACCGACCGCGAAGCCGAAAACTTCCGCCGCGCCGAGCCGATGAAACGCTTTCCGAATATCCGCGCAACGGCGACCTACCGCAAACACGGCGGCGGCCTAGTGATTTACGCCAGGGAGCAAGCACATGACGGTCAAAAATAGAAACCAACACGAAAAAGGCCGTCTGAAATTGGCGCAGCAAGCCTGCCCATGCTGCGAAGAGCCTTGTGTGATCTACGCGTCTTTCCGGCAAACCGTCCTGACCCGCTTATATTATTTGCGTTGCACCAATCCCCTCTGCGGATGGACTGGAACAGGATATTTTGAGATTAGCAGCACGATTCAAAAAGGCAGCCGATTTTATGCCGAAAAGAGCAAAGAGCCGCCGGAAATTCACGGCGAAACGCTCAAGGCAGTTGAAGAGGATATCAAACTCATGCAGCAGGAAACGCTGCTGCCATAGGGGGAAACATGAATCAATCGCAAGCCATGCAAAGCATCCTCCAAACACTGGCCGCCGCCAAAACCAAGCAAGCCAAGATTTTTAATGCCCTAGAGCGCGACGCCATGCCCAGCCAGCCGAAACCAGCCTACACAGCCAACGAGCTGGCCGCCATGACCATGACGCTGGGACAGGTGGAGCAAGTCGAGAAAGTGCAGGAAATCGTCGCCCAGCTCCGCCAGTTGGTGCAATCGGTCAATACCATCAACGTCGCCTACGGGCTGGGGCTGCCAAACCTGACAGCAAACGAGATAAATCATTACCTGCTCGACCTCGACAACCGCGTCAGAAGCGCAGGATACGCCGCCAACAAAATGGGCGTAGAAGAAGTAGTCAAAAAAATCGGAACAGTACAAGCCAAGCAAAGGCCGCCCATCGGCGACCGCCGCGCCATCAGAGGCAATTAAGGGGAAAGGAAAAAATGAGAATTTTAGCTTTATTTGACGATGGCAACGGAAGCGTAAAAAAAGCTCTGCCAGAGCATGATGTCGTATCAGTAGGGATTGGCAACGCTGACATTGTTATGGATTTGGCGGATATGAAAAACATAAAAAAACTGGTCGATATGCACAAGACCGAGCCGTTTGATTTATTGATGGCAAGCCCTCCATGTGAATCTTGGAGCTTCGCAACCGCTACGCGAGGAGGAGGGAACGCGTATCGAGACAAAGAAACGTTGCAACTTCGGACTTTTGATAACTGGAAAGAGCTTAAATACCCATCAATAAGCAAGTTGGTTGCACGGAACGCCCCTGAAATTAGTGAGGTTTACTCAAGATACTTGAAAGGCGGAATAAACGGAGATTTGACAGCATTGTTTGTTTTTGAGCTTGTAAAGGCCTTAGAAATTCCGTTTGTTATTGAGAATCCGCTGTCGTCAATGTTGTTTGAAAGGATGACGCGCAATGGTTTGGATTTCATAAAGAATAGCGCCTGTTATTCGGCATACAGCGATGAATTTCCACTTAAAAGAACAGGTTTCGCATCGAATGTGGAAATGACACTGAAAAATGCCAACACGGCAAAATTCAGAATGAAGCAGTTGAAAAGCAATAGGAAAATTCTTCGATCGGCAATTCCGGCTGATTTGATTAAAGACATTGTCAGTTATTTTGAAAAAAAAATACAAGGAGCTACATCATGAAAATCAGAATCCGCTACATCCTCGACATCATCGCAATGGCTTTGGCGATGTGGGCATTAATGACCATGATGCCGTCTGAAGCCAAAACCGCCGCCGAAACGCCGACAGTCTTGGACATTCAGGCGCGTGAAGCCGAAGCCAAAGCCGCTGCCGACTACGAAAGCCCGGAATACGACCCGACACAGGGCGACGCGGAGGCAGCGCGATGACGGTGCAGGAATTGTTTAACGATATTCCGCTTTGGCAAGTCGCCCACATCCTGCCCCACGAGGCGGCGCAAATCGTCGCCGAATGGTTGCACGAAGAAGCGCAACGCCGCAGTGAGGTGGAGTACACAGAGAAAGAAATCGCTGATTGGGCGGCGAGAATCGGGAATATTAATTAGGTTTTATCGGGTAATCCGACAGGCGGCAGAAAATGAGTAAAAATTCAAAGCAGCGAGAGTTTACATTTAAATACAAGTTTGGCGGTAAATATTGGGCGACGTCTGTATTTGCCGACAGTGTTGAAGAGGCGAAGCAGAAGATTCGGGCGCAGGCCGCGTCGGTTTATGACGGCGAAGTTGTAGCAAGGTTGCCTGTATTGTGTCGGGTTTCTTGGTTTAAGCGTTTTTTTAATAGATAAGGATGAGAAATGAAAAACTACAAAATCATGAACTACGAGCCAAGCGGCAACGACGTGCAAATCGGCAAAATCATCGCAACGGCAGACGGCGAAGCAGTCCTCGAACTCAACGCCGACGGCAGCGGCAAGAAAAAGCCGTACAAGACCGTCAATGCCGCCCTGTATGAAGTACGAAACCGACGCGGCTGGCCGTCAGCTTATTTGGTACGCGAGGCCGCCTGATGGACATTGTTTTCATTATTGTGGTTTTGCTGACGATTTTTGCAGTAGCCGTCGCCCTCGCCCTGTTGGTTTTATGGTTTGCCTATCTCGTATGGGCGGAAACGCAGAAAGAATACGAAATATGAATCGAGAGCTAGAGGCTAAAAACTTTGAAGCATGGGCGCGAAAGCGCGGCATGAATCCTCAACAAAAGCCGGGCGGCGGCTACTACTCCAGAGAGACCCAAGTCGCCGCAATGGCTTGGAGCCAACGGGCAAAAATAGGCGAAGCAGGCTTTTGGCTGACAACGCAAAACAGCCCGCCTGAATACCAACAGATTTTATTTTTTGACGGCGAGAAAGTGCAGGCCGGTTTCTACGGCCAACGCCGCTACGAAAATTTAGAGGGGCGCAAATTCCCCGAAAACGAGGTCACATACTGGCGGCCTTTCCCTGATACACCATACGGCCCGATTCGGGCGGACGATTAAAGAAAATGACCTATTACCACATGGCTCCGGTATTGGAGCAAGACATACAGAAGACCATGCCACACGGACTGGCCCATGTGGTAATCAGCCGCTGGCAGCGCACGGCCAACCCTGCCAAAGGGCTGGCCGATTTGGCTGCCGCTGTCAAAGCCGACAAAGAGGCGGCGCGCGCCCTTGCCGCCGTGCGAAATCTACACCTGCCAGACGGCCTCGACCTGTCGGCAGACAATGAGACCATCGAAGCCAGGGCGCAGGCTTTGGCCGCGAAGTTTGAGCAAAAAGAAATGCTGGGCATGAGCTACCAGCACATGATGGACGCCGCCGACAAAGAGGGCATCCGCTCCGCCGAAGTATTTGAGCAGCAACTGCGAAAAATCGCCAAAGCCGCCGCAAGCGACGATGAAGAGCTGATGGCCGAGGGTATTGCCGGCATCAAAGGCCGTCTGAAAGAAAAAAAATGGTGGAAACGCCAGCTTTATAAATTCTTGTATCGCGCATTTGAAGCCGTCATGCGCGAATGCGGCATGGTACACCGACGCGCCGGTTTGTATATCTCAAATGAAGCATTCAAACGCTTTGAGCAACGCAAGCTCAAGGCGCGCGCGTTTTTCGAGCAGGCCGAGGCCATCTGCGAAGAGACAGGCGAATCATTCGTCTTGGCAGAATTGTGGGAGCATTCGATGGCTAATCCTGCCATCCGCCGCATGGAGCTGATGACGCGCATGAGAGGATTTGACGAAATCAGCCGCGTCCACGGCCACTACGGCTGCATGGTTACGTTGACCTGCCCTAGCCGTTTTCACAAAAAATTATCCAAAAACAGCGCGGACAATCCGAAATTTGACGGCAGCACGCCGCGCGACGGCGCAGACTACCTGCAAAAAGTCTGGACACAAATCCGCGCCAATCTTGGCCGCGCCGGTATCCGTATCTACGGCTTCCGCGTTGCCGAGCCGCACCATGACGCAACGCCGCACTGGCACTTGCTCCTATTCATGGAGCAGGCGCACAAGGAGGCTTTCCGCCGCGTTGTCGCCAAATACGGCTGCCGAGCTGACCGAGAGGAGCTGGGCTTAAATTATTTTGAGACCGACAAAGAGCGCACCGCCGAGGCGCGCCGACGCCAAGAAGCCATCCTGCGCGAATCGGGCAAGAAAATCAGCCTCGCCCAACTCAAAGCCGCCATGAAGACAGAGGACGAGTTTTGGGAAAACTATTCTTTCCGCTTTTGGCAAAAATCGCGCGCTTCGGCTCGTGTTGACTTCAAAGACATCGACCCGGCCAAAGGCTGCGCCGCCGCCTATTTGGCAAAGTACGTCTCCAAAAATATTGACGGCCTGACCAACTCCGGCGAGAGCATGGGCGACGATGACGAGGCCGAGCCAGGCACATCAGCCGCTGAAACCGCAAAACGCGTCGGCGCGTGGGCTTCACAATGGGGCATCCGCCAATTCCAACAAATCGGCGGCGTGCCGGTTACTCTTTATCGAGAGCTGCGACGCGTCCATGTTGACGCAGAAGATTCGCTCCTGTATCGCGCCGTTCACGCGGCCGACCAAGGCGACTGGGGAAAATTCGTCGCTTTATTGGGCGGCGAAGACTACGCCTTTGTCAAACGCGCCGACTTGCCGCTCGCCTTGTACAAAGAGGAAACCGAAGAGCGCAACCAATACGGCGAAGAGAAAGCCGCGATTCTGCGCGGCGTCGTCGAGCTTGAAACGGGGGAATACCTTATTTCAAGAGAGAAAGAGTGGGTTTTGAAATACGGCGGCTCCGCCGCCGCTTGGACTCGTGTCAATAACTGTACGAAAATCTCCGAGGCAGATTTGGCGGCAGTTTCAGACACGATAACTTATAAGATTCCGTCAACGCCTGAAGAAATTGAGCAAACCCTCGCCGCCTGCGAAGAAATCGACGACCTACCGAACTGGGATATTTTGCCGGATGAAAGCTGGGATTTTGATTTATATGGTTTCGACGGCGAAGAACAAGGCAAAGGCCGTCTGAAAAAAGCCGATCAAGACAAGATAATCGCCGCCGCGCGCGAAGCCGCTGACGCGGCTCGTCAAAAATCTTTGGATATTTGGAAATTTAAAGACTACATGCGCCGCCTTGACGGCCTGCGCATGGTCAAACCGCTGACCGACGACACGCAGGTCATCAAACAACAACGCCGCCAACGCTACCAACCGCGCCCACGCGTGTGGACGGTTGACGACGTCTTGGCACGAGGCCAAGAGCTGCTGGCCAAGATTGGCGAAGATTTGGAAAAATTGGATTAAAACGAGGGGCAAGGAATGAATGAATACATAACGCTTGAACAGGTCAAGGAGCTTTGGACGATACCGGGCAAAAAACCGCCATCGACAGCCACAATCTGGCACCGCCGCCGCGCCGGTTTGATACCGCAGCCGAAACTAGTCGGCCGAGACAACCTATACAAGCGAGAAGATGTCATCAGAATGAGAGACGAGTTTTTGGGAGGTTGAGAAAATGGGGAAAGATACAATTTTGAGAAAAATTTTAAGAAAGAAACGGATAGATATAGGAATTACACAGGAAGAAATGGCCCAAGAATTAGGGATAAGCAACGCAATGATGAGCAATTTAGAGCTGGGGAAATCGACGTCAGAGCGATTACTGATTGCAATAGTGCAAAAATATAATATTTCAGCCGACGAATTTGTAGAAATTGCATGGGAATATTTTTTAAATACAAGACGAATTATAGGGCTTCCTAAAATTCTAAAAAGCCAGGAAAACAAATTAAAAACAAGTTTGTCGGAAATGGTAAAAGCCAATTTTGAACAGATTAAAAACTAGAAAATGCCGTCACACCGACGGCATTTTTTGAATTTTTTATTTGGTATTTTATTTGGTATCAAATCAAATAACAGAAAATATACAATATAAAACAATAAATTAAAATTTAATCTGATAGCCTTCCTCTCTGCCAGATACTAAAGACACCAGCTAACGGTGTCTTTTTTCATATCCGCCCTTCTTAAAAATATTACACCACACTTTTATTTCTATTACCCTCTAATCATAAACCTGCCACTCATTCTTATCTTATACTAAACCTTAATGATTAAAGGCTGTCTGAAAGTTTTCAGACGGCCTCTTTCTTAAAACCTACCAAATCCCAAACCATTGTTTATCAGACTGCTTTTTATTACCGTTCTGCTGCTCGTGGTTTTGACGGCGAAATTGCCAAGGCGCTTGCGGATTATCTTTTTTCCATAAACCTTTACGTTTTTCCTTGGCTTGTTTTTGTGCGGCCGAATAGTCAGTGTAGGCAGTTTTACTTTGTTGTTTTTTGGCATAACTTTCATAATGCCATGCGGCGCCATCCCGTATCTGCATTAAATTCAAGTCAATCGTGCCGACTGATACTTGGGCAACTTCGCGCTGGTAGCGATCGGCTTCAAACACGCGGACTTTGGCTTTTTTATTCAATGCAGCATCAATCAGATTGTCTCGTGATTGCGTACCATAAGCCTGATTGATTTCTGGTGCATCGATATGGGCCATACGGATTTTATGTTTCCTGCCGTCGCTATCGATAATGTGCATGGTATCGCCATCATGGATTTTGATGATTTTTCCGTTGTATGTGTAGGATTGT